ACCTAAAACCAGAAGTAAGAAAATGGATTTACGGAATTGTTGCCGCTACTGTGCCTTTGCTAATTAGCCTTGGAACTATCACAAACGAGCTAGGCACTCAAATCCTAAATGTTGCTGCGGCTGTATTGGCTATTGGTAGCTCCGTTCTAGCTATCAAGAATGTGCCAGACGAGGACTAAGAACTCTTTAGTTTCTGGCGCTCCTCATGGGTAGTGCCACCCCAGATTCCACTCATGCCTGCTGACAGGGCATAGTCAAAGCACCTTAGCCTGACTGGGCAATCGTTACATACCTGCTTGGCTACCTCAATCATCGCTTTGCGGGATTCGGGGTCATGCTCGTCTTCGGGGAAAAAGACATCTGGAAGCTCAGCGCACTGTACGCCGTCATTGTTTCTTATGGCTTCTTGCAACTCAATATATTTGCGTTCAATCTGGCGTAATGTCATAGGTTCACACTAGAGTAAAACCATCGTAAATAGCAAAGCCACGCCGAGAGAGTTAGCGTGGCCTTGCGACAAGGAAAAGAGAGGGAAACCTTGCCAGTAAACAAATTACCAGCAGAAACAAACGAGTTGCTCGATGCGGTCCTATTAGGGGACTTTGCTAACGGCAGTCAAGAGTGGCACGACCTACGCGATGAGCCTGGCGCTATCGGTGGGTCTGACATCGCACCAATCGCAGGACTATCTCAATGGGAATCCGCAATAACTAAGTGGGCCAAGAAAACAAAACAGATACCCGACGAGCTGACACCAAATATGTCAATGCGATTAGGAACAAAACTAGAAGCACCTATTTTAGAAATCTTTACAGAGGAACACCCAGAGCTAACTGTTTACGAAACGGGAACTTGGGCAAACAAAGAAAACCCTTGGGCTAGGTCAAATCCTGACGGCTTGTATCAGACAGAGGATGGTAGCTGGGGAATTGTCGAAGTCAAATTCAGTCGCGACTATTGGACAGGTGTGCCACAGGCTTATCGCGCACAAGTGCTTTGGTACATGAAAGTATTTGGAATTAGACAAGCAAAACTAGTCGCGCTCGCAGGGTCAAGCTATCAAGAATATGACATCGAGTGGGATGAGTTTGAAGCGCAGATACTTTGGGATGCTGCAATTCGGTTTAGAGAAGCTGTCCTAGAAATGAAGATGCCTTACTGGGATGGAAGCAACTCGACACTAGAAACAATTAGGGCGCTATCTCCTGGTATCACCGACACCGAGGTTGACCTTGACGAACTAGGTATGCACTACATAAACTCGGTCACAGAATACGAGAAGGCTAACGCCAAAATGACAGAGCTAAAGGCTAGAGTTATACAAGCAATGGATGGGGCAAAACGAGGTCTAATCTTTGGTGAGCATTGGCTGAGTCTTAGGTCAAGAGCTGGTGGAGCGCCGTTCTTACATCAAGAGAAAGGGAAATAAATGGCACACTTTAACCTCAATGACTATGAAACTGTGGAAGAAAGAATCCGTAGGTTTCTAAAAGATAATGTTGACGGAAGAATCATCACCGACAATTTGACTACACCACAAGACCGACAGGTTGGTATGTGGGTTACTCGGTCAGTTGTTTATCTAAATGCAAGCGACCAAGAAAAAGGTTTACCTAAAGGCTCAGGGTTAGCCTATGAGGTTGACAGCCAGAAAGGTCCACAGGCTACATCGGCACTTGAGGTATGCGAAACCAGTTCGATTGGTCGCGCACTTGCAAACGCAGGATACTCAGGTAACAAACGCGCTAGTCGAACCGAGATGGAAAAAGTTGCAAGAGGCAACACGCCGAAGCCAACTATAAAAGACTGGTCAGCGATGGCAGACGCATTAGGCGATGACATCGAGGGTTTACGATTGTTATACAGCGAAGCCAAAACTGGTGGAGCTTCTGATGAAACACTCGACAAGATAAAGGCAATCGCTAATGGACTCGCAAGCAAAAAGGATACTGATTCAGTCAATCCTTGAATTACAAGAGTGCCTACAAGAACAATACAAAGAAGGACACCTAACGAAAGTTAGTAACCTTTGGGAACTACAAAGAGAACGAGCAGAGAGGCTCAAGTATGGAAATTATTACACCAGGCCACATAGTCGAAGAATTACAAAGGCTGACCAGGGAGATGGACAAGGGAGCTAACGCTCTTTACGATGCCGAATGTAAGTTGGCTGATGCTGAGGCCGCTTATGACCGAGCTGTTTCTTTGGCTTTCATCAATAACTCAGGAACTGTTGCTGACAGGCAGGCTGTGGCTAAATTACAGTCGGTAGACGAAAAGCTCAAGGCTGACCTTGCTAGGGCTGAATACAACAGGGTAAAGACCAAAATGAGAGCCTTGTCAGACCAGGCAACCATGATGGCTGTAATTAGCAAGAATGTCGAATTACAGTGGAGAAACGCCTAGCTGGTAGCCTTATCGGGTGATAGCCGAATCCTGCTCCTGTGGGGCCAAAATAAAGACTGATGATGCTCAGGCAATCAAACTTGTCCGAGAGTGGCGGCGTAAGCACACTTGTATAACTGACAACTCCGACAACTCCGACATTATCGAAGCTGTCAATGGTGGAATGTCAGAAACAACAATCTCTTTAGGATTCCAACCTGGTGAGATGCCAGCCAAGATTTATGACCCCTTCGATGACTAAGAAACAGTTTCAGAAATACCTAGAGCGCGACTTAGGTTGCTGGCATTGTGGCACTCAAGGCGATGACCTGATACCTCACCACAGACAGAATCGTGGCATGGGTGGCAGTTCGGTCAGAGATGTGCCTAGCAACATTATTGCCCTATGTGCCGAGGCTAATTTATTACTTGAGAGTAATGCGGCCTTTGCCGAGCTAGGTCGAAAATTCGGTTGGAAACTTAGGAACCACGAAACGCCGACAGAAGTACCTATCTTCGGTCATGGTGGCTGGTGGCTACTAAATGACGACTTTACAAAAGATTTACTCGAAAGTGACCCAGAATACTTTTAGAGTGCTATGGTAAATCTATAACTGAATAAAAAGATGCCCCCTAGAAGGCTAACTCCTAGAGGGCGTTGATAACCAACAATCAAGCTGTTGGCATCGCTACTAAGTATAGTGTGCCAACCCAATTAGGAAGGCACATTTAGTGTTTAAGTCACAAAATAAACCGCAAGAGAGAGTAGCGGCATGAGCATTGAAACAATGAACGCCGTTTGGCGAAACAGTAAATCCACAGGCAGAGCAAGACTTGTTTTGCTATCTATCGCAGACCACCAAGGCGAACTCGGTGCTTGGCCGTCAATCGAAACCTTGGCAAAGATGGTGAACTCATCTCCAAGGTCCGTACAACGCGACATACAGGACCTAATAAAGCTAGGTGAGCTAGAGGTCGAATTTCGGTCAGCTCCGACCTACGGACCATACAAAGCCAACCGCTATTGGGTCAAGTTGCCAGGGGTGACAAACCAGGTTTCAGAGGTGACAAAAACAGCTTCAGAGGTGACAGATTTGGACTCAGAGGTGACAGAATCGGCTTCAGAGGTGACAGCAGGTGGCGTGTTAACCCTTAATAGAACCCTTAATAAAACCTTAACTAACCACGAGGATAAGTTTGAAGAATTTTGGAACTCTTATCCAAGGAAGATTGCAAAAGCTGATGCTGTAAAAGCATGGAAAAAAGCAATCAAGCGTAAATCCCCAGAAGACCTCATTAGACTCGCTAAGGTTTACACAGAAGGGAAACTGCCAGAGATGACCTACATTCCGTATCCAGCATCTTGGCTAAACAAAGAACTCTATGACAACCTTGAGCAAGAACAACCAAAAGAATTGCCTAAGCCGATTTTTGGGAGAATCAAATGACTCAGTTTGAGCAATCAGTAATCGGTGCAATCCTGCTGACTAACGGCAAGGCACTAGAAAACCTAACACTGACACCAGCAGATTTTGATGACTTACAAAACGAGCGCATCTACAAAACCCTGCTGGAGATGAAGTCAAATCGTCAGCCGATTGATGTAATGACAGTTGGTGCTGCACTGCCGAAGCTTGCCAGCTACCTTCACGATGTAGTCACAGCAACTCCAACAGCAGCTTCGATTAGCTTTTACGCAAACAAGGTAATCGAAGAAGCGACACGCCGTAGGCTTGCTCAGGCTGGAACGATGATTCACAGCAAAGCGCAACACGAGGACTTGGCTTCAGTTTTCGACACAGCTAAAAGAGAAATTGACAACCTGATTGACAGAAACTCTGCCGTCAAGCCAGTTTATGTTTCTGACGAGTTGTTGCCATACATGGATGAGCTAGACAAGCCAAAGACCTACCCAGTAAGTCCTTGGCCATCACTAAACGAAATCATCTCTGGTTTTAGACCAGGTGCGCTTTACATCATTGGTGCAAGACCAGGTGTAGGTAAAACTATTGTCGGGTTACAAATTGCTTGGGAGCTATCTAAGACTGGCCCTGTATCTTTTCACAGCCTTGAGATGGGTCGCAATGAGCTTTACAACAGAATCATCGCTAGCGAAGCTCAGGTCTACATCGGCAACATCGAGAAGGGAACGCTAAAAGAACACGACTGGCTAAAGATTGCTAATGTGCGAACAAAGATTCAGTCGCACCAGCTAGCCATACACGACAAGTCAGGACAAACTCTTTTACAGATTCGGGCGCTCGCAAACAGCGTCAAAGGAACAGGCGACCTAAAAGCTATTGTTGTTGACTACCTTGGTCTAATTCAAGACACCGAAAAGGGCCGAAAGAGATACGAAATGATTACAGACATTTCAATCGGTCTAAAGAACCTAGCAAGGGACCTAAATGTTCCAGTCATCGCACTAGCTCAGCTAAACCGAGGACCAGAGCAACGCAAAGATT